AACGGCGGTTCTGGCGGCGGTGGTGGAAACGCCCCGGGAACTGGAGGAACTGGTAATACCCCGTCTGTTTCTCCATCCCAAGGTAATAACGGCGGTAATGGTGGTGGTGCTTCTAACTACGGCGCTGCTGGCGGTGGTGGCGCGTCGGCTGCTGGATCAAATGGAACCGGCACATCTGGCGGTAATGGCGGTAACGGAACCGCATCTTCAATTTCTGGTTCGTCCGTAACCTACGCAGGTGGCGGCGGCGGCGGTGTTGACCCCGGATTTCCCGCAGGCACGGGCGGCTCTGGCGGTGGCGGAAACGGCGCAAATGATGCTAACGGTAGCAGTGGCACTGCTAATACTGGTGGTGGCGGTGGCGGCGCGGGTGATGCATCTGGTGGCGCTCCTAGCAGATCTGGCGGCTCCGGCGGCTCCGGCATCGTCATTCTGAAGTTGTACTTCAACAACTCGGACATCTACACCTTTACCTCGACGCAATCGTGGACGGCTCCGACTGGCGCTGTCAGCGTGGACTACTTGGTAGTTGGCGGAGGTGGTGGGGGTGGAAGTTCAGGTCCGTCTGGCGGATCTAGCGGGGGTGGCGGAGCAGGCGGTTTCCGAACTGGAACTGCACTAAGCGTTACCGCAGGGACTTCTTACACCATTACTGTTGGCGCTGGTGGAAATGGAGGTGGTGGTACGGGAGCCTCTGGCTCTGTTGGAAATGATTCCGTATTCAGCACTATCACTTCTGCTGGCGGCGGTTATGGCGGTCTTGGTGGCGGAACTAACACGCCGGGTGGCAATGGTGGATCTGGCGGTGGTGGAGGCGCGGCATCCGCAGGCGGGACCGGCAACACTCCGTCAACTAGTCCAGCGCAGGGATCAAACGGAGGTACTTCAGTAGGATCTGGCGCACCAAATTATGGGTCTGGTGGCGGCGGCGGTGCTTCAGCAGTAGGGGGAACAGGAACATCTACCGCAGGCGGTAACGGCGGAGCAGGCACTGCTTCTGCTATTTCAGGTTCGTCTGTTGCTTACGCTGGCGGCGGCGGAGGATCGGCTTACGACGGCGGCACGGCAGGTACGGGCGGCTCTGGTGGCGGCGGAAATGCTGGAGCAAATGCGGCAGGTACGGCAGGTACGGCCAACACCGGAGGAGGAGGAGGAGGTGCAGGTTCAATTGCTTCCCCAATCGTTAGTCGCGCAGGCGGCTCCGGCGGTTCAGGAATCGTAATTTTGAGAGTAAATTACTTATGAAGACATATCAGTTGATGGGTATTGATACGGCCATGCACTTGCTTCGCCCCGGCGCGAAGTGGGAGATCAGCAATCGTGAGATTACGCGGTGGGAAGATCCGCGTCCGAAGCCCTCGTGGGATGAGATCATGTTCACGATTGAGAAGATCAAAGAGCTTGAAGATGCTGTGCCGACAATTCTGCTTCCTGAGCAGCAAGCCGCGTTTCAGGTTTACGTGGATCAAATTGAACAGGCGAACGCTGCTTGATCACGTACAACCTCTTCCCAACGGCAGTAGCCAAGTTTGAACTCGGGCGTGAATTCAGTCCCGAGGAATTGGCGTTTGTGGATGAACAGCCGACCCATAGCAATATGGGCAACACCACAAGCGATGACCGGTACGTGCTGCGCCATGACACGATGGCCAAGCTCAAAGAGTTTGCTGAGGCAAGCGTTGCCGAGTATCTGAAGTCAATCTACGCGCCGAAGAAGGATGTCTCGTTGCGCCTGACGCAATCGTGGCTGAACTACACCAAAGCCGGTCAGTATCACCATAAGCACGCGCATCCCAACTCGTTTGTCTCGGGCGTTCTGTATCTCAAGGCAGCGCGTGAACGAGACAAGATCTACTTCTACAAAGACGGCTATCAGCAGATCAAACTGCCGACCGACAACTACAACGTCTACAACTCAGACTCGTGGTGGTTTGAAGTTGGTGCAGGCGATCTGATGCTGTTTCCATCTAGCCTGACGCACATGGTTGAAACCGTGCAGGGCGATGATCGGGTGTCTTTGGCGTTTAATACTTTTCCGGTGGGATACATCGGAGAAGAGGAATCATTAACGGCGTTACATGTTGAAGGTCTTAAAAGCCACGCGTAACGATTACCCACAGTTTTATGCGGAGTACAGAATCGAAGATATAGGGGTGTTCATGGATAAACTGCCGGTTGCTTTTTTGCCAGTTATTAAAGCCGACATAGAGCAGCGAGGCATGGTTCATCCCATCATTGTTTTTAGCCCTTATGAGCAGTACCAGAGTGATCCTAATCCGGTGCTGCCAGAGGATGAAAAAACAAGGAAAGAGATCTTACGCGTGTACATGGGGCATAAGCGGATATGGGTAGCGCGGGAGCTGGGTTATACGCACATCTCTGCGTACCATGTGCGAAGAGATAAGGATGCTAGGATCTTGAGTGAACGAACGAGGATTGCAGACTTTTGTCCTAATTAGGAGTTGATAACATGGCTCATTTTGCTGAAATTGATGAAAACAATGTGGTGACTCGCGTCATCGTCGTTGCCAATAAAGATACTGCTGATGCCAACGGCAATGAAGTCGAGAGCATCGGCGTGGCGTTCTGCCAGAAGTTGCTCGGCGGCAACTGGAAGCAGACTAGCTACCACGGCAACATCCGCAAGAACTACGCCGGTATTGGCTACACCTACCAAGCCGACATTGACGCTTTCGTTCCGCCGCAGCCGTACCCGTCATGGGTGCTGAACCCTGACACGGCCCAGTGGGAAGCCCCGGTTCCGATGCCGACAGACGGCAAGATGTATTCGTGGGATGAAGCCACGCAGTCGTGGGTTGAGGTAGTTCCGCCCGCCGCAGAGTAAGGGGTAAGTCGCCATGATGACTCTTGTCAGCACTTTCCTGTCCTTCCTCGCGGGCGGCCTGCCTAAAATCCTCTCGATCTTCCAGGATCGGCAGGACAAGAAGCACGAGTTGGCCCTCGTCGCCGCTCAAAAAGAGCGTGAACTCGCGTTGGCAGAGAAGGGATTCCTCGCGCAGGCGCGCGTGGAAGAGATCAAGCTCGAGCAGATCCAGACACAAACGGCTGCCGAAGAGCGTCAGGCCCTATATCAGCATGACGTCGAGATCGGTAAAGGCGCGAGTCAGTGGATGATTAACCTTCGCGCCAGTGTGCGTCCGGTCGTGACGTATATCTTCGTCCTTGAACTTGTGGCGCTCAACATCGCGGGCGTCTGGTATGCCTATACGACAGGCATTCCGTTTGCGATCGCGATGGAGAACGTGTTCAGCGATGACGAGATGTTAATCCTGTCCTCGATCATTGCCTTTTGGTTCGGCACGCAAGCTTTCAATAAGAAGTGAAAGTCTCCGCCGCTGCCATCAGCATGATCAAGCACCATGAGGGCGTAAGGAATCGTCCTTATCGGTGTCCGGCGTTGCTGTGGACGGTGGGCGTGGGCCACGTGATTGATCCGACGCATGCAGCGGTGAAGTATGAGGAGCGGAAAAGTCTACCGATACCCGCAGGTTGGGATCGCGTCCTCTCTCCCGGAGAGGTGGATGCTCTACTTGCTCAAGACCTTGCGAAATTTGAGCGCGGCGTGGCCCGACTTTGCCCTCCTGCTCTTAATAGCCAAGGGATCTTTGATAGCCTCGTTTCTTTTTCCTTCAACGTGGGTCTCGGCAATCTGCAACGTAGTTCGCTGCGGATGAAGACCAACCGCGGTGAATTGATCGAGGCTGCTGATGAGTTCCTGAAGTGGACCAAGGCCGCGGGCCGTGTTCTGCCAGGCTTGGTCAAACGACGCATGGACGAACGCGCCATGTACCTATCGGGAGTGAACCAATGAAAGCGGTGTACGAACCACGGACCACGGACCAGGGCGTTGAGCCTGCCCACGAAGTCATCGTTTTGTGCGCGGCCTGTGGATACGATCTGGACGAGGCGGAGTTGGCGGCAGATACTTGCTCTGACTGTGGCCAGGCGTTGAATCTTCAGCGTCACGTTGCTATTCAGGTAACCACTCTTCCTGCTGCCTCGGGAGCGACGCTGCCGTGAAGCGAAAAGCGAAAGCCAAGAGCAAGGTCAACGCGGCCGGTAACTACACGAAGCCGGAGATGCGTAAGGAGCTCTTCAATCGTATTAAAAACAGTGCGGTTCAGGGTACGAAAGCAGGGCAATGGAGCGCAAGGAAAAGTCAGTTACTAGCAAAGGAATACAAGAGACGTGGTGGCGGGTATCGAGATTAGTTTTTTACTTCGTGTTCCATAGGTGGACTATGTTATGGCGTTACGAAAAAGTCAACAATCGCTCAAGGCTTGGGGCGATCAGCGTTGGCGTACTAAGTCTGGCAAGCCGTCTAGTAAAACTGGTGAAAGATACCTTCCAGAAGCTGCGATCAAAGCTCTCAGCCCTGCTGAGTACGCTCGTACAACGGCTGCGAAGCGTCGTGGCAAAGCTAAAGGGAAGCAATTCGTAAAACAGCCGAAGTCGATCGCTCGGAAGACGGCTTCGTACAGGTGACATCATGGCGAGTGTGAAAAAGGACGCGATTGGGCAGGAGATCCGTAAGTCGTATGCCAAGGGACAGAAGGGCTGCCCCGAAGCGACGGTGGACATCCACATCAACCTGAAGAATCGCAACAACGCCATCAAGGAGTATGGCTACGGGCCGTTGAACCCGGAGTCAGAGTCACGTGCTTTCTGGGACAAGAAGGCCGAGCTCTGGCAGACCACGGTCCGTGAGGCCAAGAAGGCCCGTTGCGGCAACTGTGCGGCCTTTATCCAGACCCCGCAGATGCTTGCCTGCATTGAAAACGGCATTGAAGCGTCGGAAGAAGGCCCAGAGCATGAAAACTACGCTCCGGATGTGGTCCAGGCAGCCAATCTCGGGTACTGCGAGCTGTTTCACTTCAAGTGCGCTGGAGACCGGACCTGCGATGCATGGCTCGTGGGCGGCCCAATCAAGTAATATGCGCCTATGCCATACCTCAGACTCTTTCTCAAGCCTGGTGTAGACAAGCAAAACACCGAATACGGCGCTGAAGGCGGGTGGATCGATTCCGATTACATCCGTTTTCGCTATGGGCTCCCGGAAAAGATCGGAGGGTGGACGACCTTCGGTGATTCAACCACTTACCTCGTCGGCATGCCGAGTGAGGTGTTCACCTGGAACGACCTAGAGGGGTCTCCCTACCTCGTCGTCGGCACGAACAAGAAGGTTTACATCTATTACGGCGGCTCTTGGGCGGACATCACTCCAATCCGTGCGACCCAAGTAGGCGTTACGTTTGATACCGTCTCAGGCGAAACGGAAGTCACCGTTAACGACACCGCTCACGGCTGCATCGTGGGGGATTTCGTTACCCTGTCCAATGTCACAGGTGACCCCGGCGGTATTCCGAATGCCAGTTTGACTGGCGAGTTTGAGGTTTTGGATGTCATTAGCGCCAATGAATACGTCATCCAATCGCCGACCCAAGCGTCCAGCACGGCCACCGCGGCGGGGTCGGCCGACGCGGCCTATCAGATAAACGTAGGCTCTACTACAAGCTACAGCGACTACGGCTGGGGCACCGGAACATGGGGGTTGGACACCTGGGGCACTCCTCGACCCGCTTCGGCGGGTCTCGCGTTGAGCTCCCGCGTCTGGCAGTTTGACACGTTCGGTCAAATCCTCGTCCTTCAGCTCGTTGACGGCTCCATTTATGAATGGAATCCGACTTCGGGCGTAGGCACTCGAGCTACGGCCATCTCCGGCGCGCCGACCAAGAGCCGTTATGCGTTGATCTCGACCCCTGATCGTCACCTCGTCTGCTTCGGCACGGAGAGCACGATCGGATCGCCATTAACGCAGGATCCGATGTACGTGCGGTTCTCGGATCAGGAGGACATGGGTACGTTTACCCCGTCTGCCACCAACACGGCCGGTGGACAACGGCTCACGGACGGTAACTTCATCGTTTCTGCCCTCCGATCTCGTGGTCAGATCCTGATTTGGACGGATACCGCGCTTCACGGCATGCAGTATCTTGGGCCCCCGTACACGTTTGGCTTCCAGCAGTTGGGTGCCAACTGTGGATTGATCGCGCCTCACGCGTCAGCAGACGTGAACGGCGTGGCGTACTGGATGTCCAAGGACGCTTTCTTCGTATTCGACGGTACGGTGAAAAAACTTCCCTGCTCAGTGCAGGATTACGTGTTCCAGGACCTTAATCAAATTCAAGCTGAGAAAGTACACGTCGGTATCAACACCCAGTTCAACGAAGTGACCTGGTGGTATTGCACTGCGAACTCAAATTACATCGATCGCTTTGTAACGTACAACTATCTGGAGAACGTCTGGTCTGTTGGAACGATGCCGCGTACCGCATGGCAGGATTTGGGCGTTTATCCCAAGCCTTTGGCGACCACCTACGATCCAACGGGCACACAATCAACCATTTCGACCATCAATGGCCTGACTGCTGGCCGATCGGTTGTGTACAACCAGGAAGATGGCGTTAATGGAAACGGTTCTGCCATCAATGCCTACGTGAAGTCGGGCTATTTCGACATCGGCGATGGCGATCAGGTCATGTACATGCGTCGGTTTATCCCAGACTTCAAGAACCAGCAGGGCAACCTGACTGTTCACCTGCTTCTGAGGCCTTATCCTCAATCTTCTGCCGTCCCGAGCTCCTTGGATCCTTATGTGATCACTCCTACGACGGATAAAGTCGACACTCGGGCGCGTGGACGGCAGATTAGTTTGCGGATCGAGAGCACGGAGATGAATACCAACTGGCGCTTCGGCACTATGCGCGTTGACATCCAGCCGGATGGTCTCAGATGAGTAAAATTAACAACGTACGTCTGCCGAACGCA